TAGTGAGTTCGATAAAACAAGAACCTCATATATTAAAGCTAAGGCCAATTGTTGTTAACAAAGATATGCTAGCATTGGGAGGAAACCAAAGATTAAAAGCTTGTCAATCCGCTGGTTTAGATTCAGTTTGGATTATCAATGCCGACGATATAAATGATGAAGAACAACGCAGTTTTATTATTGCCGATAACGTAGATTTTGGAAAATGGGATACAGAAATTCTAAAAAGTTGTGGATATGAAATTATCGAGCTTAAAAGGCTTGGTGTTGAAGAAATTGAGTTAACTACCCGAGAAGCAGAAGAAATCAAAGAAAGACCGCTAGGAAGTGAAGATATAACAGAATCTGAACGAGAAGTTAATGAATCAGATAAAAAAAATGAAACATTTGACAACACCACAATGAAACAAATAATATTATATTATCCGAATGATCTTCACGAAAAAGTATGTTATTCTTTAGATTTAATTAGTAAAGATTTGGATTGCGACGACAACAGCGAAGTCGTTTTAAGATTAATAAATTTTTGGGTATATAACAATGAAAAAAATGTTCCAAATTTTGATTCAGAGCAATAATTATCATGGAAATAAAAAAAAATAAAACCAAAATTGAAAAAAAATATAAAGATAGTGATTTATTAAATGCAGCTTATAATTTTTCTAAAGATAAACATCATATTGATAAAACTTTCTTGTATAGCCTGATTGAATTTCAGAAAGTTTGGGGAGGAATAACCGATAAACAAAGGTATTGCCTGATGAAATTTATCAGAAAATACAAAATCAATATTGATAAATGGTTACTATGAAAACTTCAAAAAAAGTTAAATAAGATTGGATTATACTCCGAAACCCATTTACAATAAGAATTTTAAATATGAAAAATTTGGAATTGCGAGGAAATAAAAAATGAAATCAAGCGAATCAGGAAAGGCAAGAAAAAAAGCGGGATTCAAAGGATATGCAAGAAAAAACCCTGATTTACCAGCTCCGAAACTTCCCTCAGAACGCAAAAGGTGGAGAGGTCCGGCCACAGATAAAGAGCGAAATCAAGTTTATACCTATGCATTATATGGCGCAACCGATGAAGATATTTCCCTAGTTATGGAAATGTCAGACTTTGCTTTGAAAACAAATTTCAGGGATGAACTGACAAAAGGGAGAATAGATGCAAAAGCTAAAATTGGACAAAGGCTTTATAGGTTTGCCGTTGGCGACGACGGAGAAGGAGGGAGAAGGCCAAATTTAACAGCATTGATTTTTTTGGCAAAAACTCGTTGCGGATATAAAGAAACTAGTGTTGTTGAAAACGTTCATGTAGGGGAAAACATACAAATATATCTACCTGATAATGGAAGAAATGATTGCGAATTAAAAGAAATTTCAGATGCGGAGTTTGCTTAAGTGTTTTTAATGCCACAGAAAGGGCCACAAGAAGAATTTTTAAGTTCTTCAGCAGATATTATTATTTATGGAGGAAGTGCTGGAGGAGGCAAAACTTATGCTTTGCTTTTGGAAGCTTTGCGCCATATAAAAACAAAAGGTTTTAGTGCTGTTATTTTTAGAAGGCAAAGTACGCAAGTCAGAAATCCCGGTGGCCTTTGGGATACAAGCCTAGAAATTTATACTCATGTTGGAGGAGTTCCGAAAGAATCTTCTTTAGAATGGAAATTCTTTCCTGATTCAAAAGTAAAATTTGCTCACATGGAGTATGAGAAAGACCGTTTTTCATGGCAAGGAAGCCAAATTCCTTTGATTGCTTTTGATGAATTAACCCATTTCACATGGCCACAATTTGTCTATATGTTGTCTAGAAATCGTTCAACTTGTGGAATTAAACCTTATATTCGAGCAACAACAAATCCTGACCCTGATAGTTGGGTTAGAAAATTTATAGATTGGTGGTTAAATCCGGAAACAGGTTATCCAATTCAAGAAAGATCAGGAAAGTTGCGTTGGTTTATCGTAACAAATGATGAAACACTTTGGGCAGATACAGCAGAAGAGTTGGTTTACTGGTATCCTGATTCAATGCCAAAAAGTGTAACTTTCATAAATTCTAACGTCTATGATAACAAAATTCTTTTAGAAAAAGACCCTAGCTATATTTCAAACTTAAAAGCTATGCCCAAATATGAGCGTGAACAGCTTTTACACGGAAATTGGAATATTAGACCAAGTGCAGGAATGTTTTTTCAAAGAGGGTATTTTGAAGTTGTGCGAGCAGTTCCAAAAGAAAATCTTCAAATGGTTAGATATTGGGATAGGGCAGCAACGAAAGAAACTGGAAATAATGACCCAGACTATACTGTAGGGTTAAAATTGGGAAAATCAAATTCAGGTATTTTTTATATCATGGATATTGTAAGAATGAGAGGTACGCCGTTAGAAGTTCAAAATTTGATAAAAAACACAGCGACCCAAGATGGAAATCAAGTTAAAATAGGAATCGAGCAAGACCCCGGGCAAGCCGGAGTTAGTGAAGCTGATTACCTAGTAAGAAAGCTTTCGGGATTTCCTGTTTCCACTTTCAAAGTTCAAAAAGACAAAGTAACAAGGGCATTGCCGGTTTCTTCCCAAGCAGAAGCAAACAATATCAAATTGGTACAAGGAAATTGGATTGAAAACTTTTTAATTGAAGCTGAAAATTTTCCTGAATGCTCACATGATGATCAAATAGATGCTTTGAGCGGAGCATTTAATATGTTGGTTGAGCAAAAATATAATCTTAAAAATCTTACGAGGTGGTAATGAGCGGAAATAGAATAGCGAAAATTGTTAAAGATGGTTGGGCAAACCTGTTAACCGGACTTGGACAAAATGGCCGGGATAAAAGCAGAGCAACCGTTTTTTGCATGGATTATAAATTTCAATCAGCCGAATTAGATCAGCTTTACAGAAACGACGGAATGACAAGAAGAGTCATTGATATTGTTGCCGAAGAAATGGTTAGGCAAGGTTGGAAAATAGAAAACGACCCGGAAGGAATGGTTGAGATTAAACTTGATGAATTAAATATAAATTCTGTTCTCATGAATATGTTGAGATGGGCTAGATTATACGGGGGAAGTCTTGGTGTTTTAGGAATTGCAGACGGAAGGCCACTAGATCAGCCTGTTAATGAAAACAATATTAGAGACATTAAATGGATTCAAGTTTTTGATAGGTTTTCCGCAAGTTCAAATGGTGGTGTAATAGAAACGGATTTAAATTCTTCTAATTATGGAAAGCCTATTTCTTATTTAATAACTGATTCAAGAACTGGAAGTTCTTTTGTTGTTCATCATTCAAGAGTTATTCGTTGCGATTGGAACGAGTTAACGCCACGTTGGGTTAGAGACAATGATACATGGGGAGACCCGGTAATGCAGACAATTTTTGAAGAACTGAAAAATTATTCAGTTGCTTTTGCTAATTGCGGAGTCATTATTCATGATTTTGTAAATTATGTTTTGAAAATTCCCGGGCTTGCAAATTTGCTGGCAAGCGATGCTTGCAGCAATGAAGTTAAAAATAGAGCAGACATTTTGAATATTTCTAAAAGCAGCTTAAACACAATGATAATTGATTCCGAAGAAGATTATTCCAAAGTGACAACGAATATAAATGGAATAAGTGATCTTCTTGACAGGTTTATGTTAGCATTATCAGCGGTAACAGGGATTCCGATTACTTTACTGTTTGGAAGAGCGCCGGCGGGTTTAAATGCAACAGGTGAAGCGGATATTAGAAATTTTTATGACTTGATCAAGCAAAAACAAGAAGGAAAATTAAGACCTATGCTTGATAGAATCATACAATTAATTTTTTTATCAAAAGATGGATTTTATAAAGGAAAAGAAAAAATAGATTGGAAATTAGAGTTTGTTCCCCTTTGGCAAAATACAGAGGAGCAAGAGGCGAACATAAGGAGGACAATTGCTGACACAGACGCAATATATATTGATAGGGGAGTTTTAACACCTGATGAAGTAGCAATTTCAAGATTTGGAGGTTCTGTTTATAGCATAAATACTGAAATTGATATGGAATCAAGAGAAAATATTTTCAATGAAAACGAATTAGAAACTTTGGAAGAAGAAAAAGAGCAAACAGAATTTTCAAAATTTGTTCCAAACACACCCATAAACGAAAAACCGAATAAATAAAATGGTATCTAATTCTCAAATAAGAACTCTTAAAGATAAGTTTAAAAAAAAGAGGTTAAAAAAACCTAATAAATGGCTTTATCCTAACAATGCAGAAGTTAAATATAAAAAAATACTTCATAAATTAGTAAGAGAAGTAACAAAAGCTATAAATGAAATATTAGTTCCAAACTATGAAACATTATTACAACAAGCAACAAGAAATTTTCCAAAAGAAGATAGATTAGATGATTTTTTAGATGAACTTAGGTTGTTAATTTTAAGGGTTCAAGATTTTATAAATCCAAAAATAAATGAAACTATTAATGAAATGAAATTAATAGGAGATGAAATAGCGGAATTTAATTTAAAACAATTCCAAAAAGTTAATAATTCTGTTTTTGGAATAGATATTTTTACGGATGAACCGTGGCTAAAAGATCAATTAGAAATTTTTTCTAGGCAAAATGCTCAATTAATAACTTCATTGCCGGAACAAGATTTGTTTCAAGTTGCTGGAATTATAGAACGAGGTTTACAAGAAGGAACTCCGCAAACAACCGTTGCCAAATATATTTCCAAAAGATTCGGAATAACAAGAAGAAGAGCAAATTTGATAGCAAGAGATCAAACAGCTAAATTGAATAGCAGCTTAACAATGCTGAATCAGCAAGAAGCAGGAATTGAAACTTATAGATGGCAAACTAGCGGAGATGAAAGAGTTCGTAATTCTCATAAAATTATGGATGGAAAACTTTGCAAATGGCAAGACCCGACAGTTTATTTCAATGAAGGCAAAAAGAAATGGATACCTAGACCTAAAACAGCTACACAAAAACACCCGGGGCAAGATATTCAATGCCGTTGCAATGCAATTGCCCGCATGGAAGATATTTTAGATTGAAAATTTTATATTAATTCTGTTTAAAAAAACGCCTTGAATTATTATCTTAGGTTTAGGAGTTAAAGAAATGCCAGATTCAGCAGTAGAAAAAGCTTTGAAACACCCTAACAAATTAGGAGCAGGTGCAGAGAAAAGAAAGCATTTAAAACCGCATGAACGTTTTCAAGCGGTCATGGAAGAGTTCGCAAGAGGTACGCTTCATTCTGGAAGTGGTGAAATAGTAAAAAATAGACAACAAGCTTTGGCGATTGCTGAAAGTGAAAGCCGAAATGATCAAGCAAGATTTGATAATGGAACAATTGAAAGCTATGTTGATTTTACTGAAGAAGGATATTTAAAAGCTGATGCAGTTGTAACACGAACAGGTGTTTTCTTTTATAAAAATTTGGATGGAACAATAAGGAGAGAATTAAGACACCCTGAAGATGTTACGCAAGAAGAAAGCCTAAAAACAATCAAATTAATTCCAGTAACAAATGATCACCCGCCAGAACGTTTAGTAGACGCAGAAAATGCAAAAAGATTATCCGTAGGTTATACGGGGGAAAACGTAAGAATTGACGGAAATTTTATTTTTTCTAATTTTTTGGTGACGGATAAAAATACAATTGATGAAATTGTAAAAAACGGAAAAAGACAATTGAGTTTAGGATATACAGTTGATCTTGTTCCGGAAAAAGGTGTTTATGATGGTGAAGAATACGATTTCAGACAAACAAATATCCGCTATAATCATTTGTCAATTGTACAAAATGCAAGGGCGGGAGCGGAAGCAAAAATAGCCCTAGATTCTTACGATGCTATAGAATTAACAAACAAAAGAGAGGTGTTAAAAATGGCTAAAAGAAAAGTCAAAATTGATGAAGAAGAATTTATGATGGAACCAGAAGTAGCTGAACCAGTTGAAAAACTTCTTGAAGATTTAAAAAATCTTGAAGAAGAAAAAAGCAGGGTAGAAGAAGAGCTTTCCATGATTAAGGATAAATTGGAAAAGTCATTAGCGGAAAGAGATGCAGCAAAAGAGGAAGCTAAAGCATTGCTTGGTGAAAATGAACAAATGAAGGAAGAAAAAACAGATTCAGTTGAAATTAATCGAAGAGTTAAAGAACGATTTAAATTAATGAAACTTGCTGAAATTTTCATTCCCTCAGAAAATTTTGATGAATTGGAAAAACTTTCAGAAATCGAAATCAAAAAACAAATCATTAAAGCGAAGAGCAAAACGGCAAATTTAGACGGAAAATCAGATATTTATATAAACGCCCGCTTTGATGCCATTATTGAAGATATGCCAAAAAATTTAGTGGTAATTGGCAAACGCAAAGTTGTTTCAAATGATTCTCAAAATCGAGCCGAAGCAGCTAGAAATAAAATGATTCATGAAATGATTAATAAGTCATAGGAGGTAACAAAATGGCGCAATTATCATATGAATATTTAATGGATGCAGCTAGTGAAGGCTTGCTTGCAGATTCAGGATTTAAAAATGTATTGTCTCCTAGAGCTTATGCAGATATTCCTATTGGTAGAGGGGTTTCCAAAGTAGTTGGTGAAGATTATGCGGTTAGATTGCCGGCACAAAACCTTTCGACAATTGTTTTGGATGCTGATTTGGTAACAGGAAATAGCATTGCAATTTCTGTAAATGGAACAGCTTTATCCGCAATTCCATTTGATACAGATCATTTAACAACTATGAATGATATTGCGACAGCTTTAGAAGCCCTATCAGAAGTTGACACGGCGGTAGTCGGAGGAGCTTCCAATAGAACATTGACAGTGACAGCGGTTCAAGGTGATGTTGTTGTTGTTAATTCTTTTGTTGTGACCGGTGGAGCTTCTCAGGCAACAGCCACAATTTCGAATGAAACACAAGATAGTTTTTACGGAGTTGCTTTGCGTATTCAAAATAAACAAAACTTGCTTGACCCACAGGTAGGAACCATTGGAGCAGCTCCTTATTATGAAGGCGAAGCTGTTTCAATGTTAACCAGAGGCCGAGTTTACGTTTACGTTGATCAAGATGTTACAAGCGACGACCCAGTTTATTTGAGATATGTTGCAGGTGCTGGAGAATCGGAAATTGGAAGATTTAGAATGGATTCAGATAGCGGAAATGCTTTTCTTGTTTCCGATGCTAGATATGTCGTAGGGGCTTCAGCCGGTGGGCTAGCAATTTTAGAAATCAATTTGCCATAATAGGGGGAAAATATTAAATGGATGTTATTCATTCACAAAATTTAGATGCTAGTGAAACAGCATTTTTTGCTAGGGAACTCGAATATGTAAAAGCAAAAACTTATGATATTCGATTTGCCCCGATGAAAGCTTTGCAACTTCTTCCGGTTAGTTCGGATGCTGGAGAAGGAGCTGAAAGTATTACGTATCGTTCATTTGAAGAAACAGGCATGGCAAGAATTATCTCTAGTTATGCTGATGATCTTCCAAGAGCAGACGTTCGAGGACAAGAATTTATTAGTCCTATAAGATCAATAGGCGAAAGCTACGGATATTCTCATCAAGAAATTCGTGCTGCAAATATGGCTAATAGGCCATTGCAAACAATGCAGGCAGCAGCAGCAAGAAGAGCAAATGATCAACTTGTTAATAAGCTTGCTTGGTTTGGAGATGATAATTATAATCTTCTCGGATTGCTCAATAATCCAAACATTCCAAGCACAACCGTTCCTAATGATGGAACCGGGCCTTCAACACTTTGGATTAATAAAACTCCAGATCAAATTCTAAGGGATTTGAACCAAATCACAAATTCTATTTTGGACACAACAAAAGGTGTAGAAGTTCCAAACACTGTTATTATGCCAAATGCTCAATATTCGCTAATTGCTTCAACTCCAAGAAGCAGCACAAGCGATACAACTATTTTGGAGTTTTTCCTTATGAATAACCCCTACGTTAAAAAAGTTGATTGGGTTCCAGAGCTTGCAGGAGCAGGAACGGGGGGTTCTGATGTTTTTGTGGCTTATGATAATAGTCCAGATAAACTAGAACTTCAAATTCCAATGCCTTTCCGTCAATATCCGCCACAAGAAAGGAATTTGAATTTTGAAATTCCTTGTGAAAGCAGATTTGGAGGATTGTTGGTTTATTATCCTTTGTCAATTGCAATCGGTGAAGGTATTTAATGGCTTTAGTAAGATATAACGGAAAAAATATATATTCTTGCGAAGGAGTTACATTATTGCCGGGTATCAACAAAATCGAGGGCGGAAAATTAGAATCCGTCCTCAAAAATCCTTTTTTTCTTTTAAGAGTAGAAAAAGGGATAATTGTTATTATCAAGGAATATAAAAGACCTAAACTTGAAAATAGGCAACTTGTTGAATTGATGCCAGAAATCTATGATGTAAAACTTTTAAAAAAATATATAGAAACAAATGAAGATGAAGAAGTTGTAGAATCAGCTAAAAAACAACTAGAAATTATTTCTAATGTTGCAACAATGGATTAAAAATGGCCAACCCTTCTAATGATGAAATTCTTAATTTACTTTATTGCATAGCTCCTCAATTTAAGAATCCTTCAGCGGATGAATTAGAGTGTTATAATAACATTATAACAGTTTTGCAATGCCAAGTAAATTCGGGAATTTTATCTTGTTGTACAACCTTAGCGTATGTTTATTTACTTGCTCATATGCTCACCTTGCAGACAAATTCAAATCTTGGTGTCATTTCTTCAATGTCGGAAGGAAGTCTTTCAATAAGTTTTTCAGTTTCGGTTGATTCTTCTATTTTGGATTCAACTCCCTATGGAAAAGCTTATTTAGACTTAGTAAAAAGAAAAGTTTTTGCTCCATTCGTCACAAACTTGCCAACAAATTTTAATCCAGTGGTTTATAATGGTTCGTGCGGATGTTAAAGATACTGATTTTGGTTGGAAGCAAATAGAAAAAGAAATCAAAATATTTCAAGAAAGCAATATTTTGATTGGGTTTCAGGAAGGAACCCAAACAAAGATGGAACGGAAAGGAGGCCGGACTAAAAAAGGCGGTTTGAATATGGCAGAAATAGCAGCGCAAAACGAGTTTGGAACTTCAAAAATTCCCGCTAGGCCATTTATGACAACTAGCTTTGATGAAAACATAGAAAAAATAAGCAATCTTATACAACGCCAATATAAAGAAGTTCAGGAAGGCAAAAAATCAGCTAGGAAAGCATTAACTTTTATTGGCGTTGTTGTTCAGGATTTGATTAAAGGTAAAATTCGATCAATATTAAATCCGCCGAATAGCCCAGTAACAATAAAAATTAAGGGAAGTTCAAAGCCATTGATTGATTTTGGGCAAATGATACAAAGTGTAAGATATAAAATTGAAAAAAATAACAAATGATAAATGTTGAATTTATTGTTATTTTTATTAATTTCTTTACTAGTTTAATTGTTGACTATTGGTATAAAACTTGACAACACCATTTGAATATTTTAGAACTCCAATAACTTTGCGTTCTTATGCAACCGGCTCATATATTAATGGTGTTTGGGTTCAAGGAGCTTCAACAGATCAACAAATAACAGCCTCTATTCAGCCTATAACTGGAGAAGAAATGGAAAGTTTGCCCGAAACAAGAAGAGAAAGTGAAGGCTATAACATGTTTACTAGCACAAGAGTTAGAACAGTTCAAGAAGCAGGAAGCAATTTAAACGCAGACCATGTCATTTTTAACAATAAAGAATTTGAAATTTATGATGTTAAACCTTGGCAAAATAATTCAAATTTTACAATAACAAATCATTATCATTATTTTATTTTTAGGGTAGACAATTAATGGATGAATTAGAGCAATTTTTTTTAAATTTCGTTGAAGAAAATTCTAAAGAAATAGCTAATATTCTTAAAAAAACACTTGTAAAAGAACTTTGTCAATTTTGTTATACAGAAATTGTTTGTGAAAGTTTGAAAGGAGAAGAATTGACGGTTGAAAAACTGATGAAAAAATTATGGAAATCTTAAAATGAGTTTAGATTTTTCTACAGTAAAAACTAATATTTATTCTTGGGTAACAAGTATTTTGCCTTCAATTCCAGTCATATTCTATCAACAAAATTCACCAAGGCCAGATTTACCCTATATAACACTTTATTTAACAAGTCTAATACAAGTTGGTCAAGATTTTGTTCCAAGACCTGATAACACAGGGAATTTAAGCATAATCGGAGATAGAGAATTTACAATCCAAATTCAGTGTTACGGAGGTGATCCCATAACAACACTAGAAAATCTAAGAAGTTCTTTGCAAAAGGAAACGGTTTTAGATACCTTAAGAGCAAATAAAATTGTTTATGTTAATCAATTTCCAATAAATGATATAAGTGCTTTGCTAGACACATTATGGGAACCGAGGGCAACAATGGATATTTTATTTCGAATAGCTCAAAGCGAAACTGATAATCACGGATTGATTAAAACAGTAGAAATTGAAGAAATTTTAAGCGACGGTTCTTCAACCGTTTATGACCAAGTTGTAACTATAGCAGCCCCGTAGGAGGAAAAAATGCCTTTAAGCGATATTGTGAACGTGCAAATTACAAGAGAAACACAAACCGTTTCCCAAGCCGGATTTGGTACGCTAATGATTTTAGGGCTACATAAAGCCTTTAACGAAAGAATTAAATTTTATTCTAATATGACGGAAGTTTCAGCCGATTTTTCCAGTTATCAGCCAGAATATATAGCAGCTCAAGACGTTTTTTCACAAAGTCCAAGACCTGTTCAATTAGCAATCGGAAGAAGAGCAGCAGATACAATTGATGTTATAGTAGAAACAGCTCAAAGCCCTTTCTTATATACTGTTAGCATTAATGGAAATGATGTTACCAAATCCAGTTTGCCAACTGCTCAAGAATCCACAGTTGTTTTGGATGCTGATTTGATTTCAGGCAATTACATAGGGGTAACCTTAAATTCAGCAGCAATTGAAACGATTAATTCAGTTGTGACCTTTGATATTGATTTTGTGGCTTCCAATTCAATTGTGGCTACGGTTAACGGAACTCCTCTTTCCCCTGTTCCTTTTAATACAGACCAAGCCACAACAATGAGCGATCTTGCAGTGGCAATCCAAGCAGATTCCAGCGTGACTAGCGCAACAGTTACGGACACACGGGAAATAACAATAGTTTTTGCAGCTTTGGCCAATAATGTTTTAGATAGTGTTGTAACAACTGGAGGAGCTACGCAACCAACAGCGACAATATTTTCAAGCCAATTCTTATTTGACACAGACCATTTAACAACAATGCAAGACATAGCAACCGCAATTGAAGCAGAGCCGAATATAAGTTCTGTTTCAATTTCAGATGCCAACAATAGAACATTAACTGTTTATGCAGACCCAAACCAAAATGGAATTATCAATGATTTTTCGGTTAATGGCGGTGTTTCTCAAGCTAATGCAACAATAACTAACAATACTCAATCAGTAAGTAAATTAACAATTGCAGATACTTTAGTTAGTGGTATAAATGCTTTAACATTAACATTAGGAGTTACTGCAACTGATAATAATGATGGAACATTTTCTATAACTTCAAATGTTGCGGGAACCGCTTTTACTTGTAATGTCAGCACAAATATTGTTAATCCAAATGAAGTTAAAGTGGAAGTTAGTCAGGCAAGACCAAGCACAACATATACAATAACATTGAATGGAGTTGAAACAAGCGTTACAAGTTCTGCAACAATTTATGATAATGAAACAATAGCTACATTATTATATGATGCGCTAGAAGCAAATTCATTAGTAACTCAAACAATTGTTGATAATTTAGATGGAACTTTAACTATTTCAAGTTCAAGTCCTTTTGCAATTTCCGTGACAGAACAAATTTTAACTTCCGAATTTGGACTTATTTTAGGAGATGTAACCGCTTCAGATACGGTAACCAATGATTTAGACGCTATTCAGAATGAAAATTCAGATTGGTACGCTTTGGCATATACGGATAGAACCCAAGCAATTGTTGAAAGTATTGCAGCATGGACAGAATCCCAAACGAAAATTTTCGGAACAGCAAGCAGCAATTCCGATATTATTGATATAGCAGTTGGAGCCGACACTACTTCAATTGCAGCGGTTTTAAACCAATTGGGTTATGTAAGAACTTTTGTTATGTATCATGATGATGCCGACAGTGATTTCCCTGAATGTGCTTGGTTTGGTAGAGTATTACCTACACTTCCGGGTTCGGTTAACTGGAAATTCAAAACACTTGCCAGCATATCTTATAGTGATTTGACAACTACCCAAAGTCAAAACGCAAGAAATAAAAAAGCCAATACTTATGAATTTATTGGAGGAGTTGGGATAACCCGAGAAGGAACAATGGCGCAAGGGGAATTTATAGATATTATTCGGGGTGTCGATTGGTTAACAGCTCAGATTCAACAAAATGTTTATGCCTTACTTGTTAATGTTGATAAAGTTCCTTATACGGATGCAGGGATTGCAAGCGTTGAAGCGGAAATAAGAAGAGCTTTGGAATTGGGAATCAATAATAATTTCATAGCAGAAAACCCCGCATATACAATTTCAGTTCCCAAAGCTTCCGAGGTTTCAGCAGCTAATAAAGCAGCTAGACTATTGCAAGATGTATCTTTTCAAGCAACACTTTCAGGAGCAATAAACGTTGTTGAAATTAACGGTATTGTGTCCGTTTAAC